CCGCTACTCGTCACCACCACGCGCCCGAATCTTTATCAGATCAGTCATCCCGTATTGGCTCACCGTTTCGGTGTGAAGGCCCAAGATGTGGGCGACGCGGTCGAGCAAGCGGAAGAATGGTTTAACTCGCTGGCTGAGCTGATTCCGGAAAGCGAGGTGCGCTGATGAGCAATATTATCCAGAAACACTACCGGATACCAGAGGTCATGGAACTGCTCGGGCTGTCGCAGACGACGATATATCGGATGGTTGCCGAGGGGCGGCTGAAGTTGGTCAAGGTCGGCAAGCGCGCAAGTGCGGTGCCGGCGGACAGCTTGTGTGCGTACATGAACAAGGGAAATGAAAAATGAGCCAGTCAAAACCAGACGGTCGGAGACACAGTGATGACCACGCTTAAGCGACTCGAATGCCAGTTCAATGCGCCGTTGCTTCCGATCGAGACAGTGCGTGTGAATTTCTTCACGCACCTATCCGAGGACACCTTCAATCGACGAGCTCGGGCGAACGATCTTGGCTTTCCAATCATCCGCGCCGATAAGTCGCAGAAGGCTGCCATGTTCGTTCACCTCGAAGACCTTGCCAACTATCTGGAGTCGAGGCGGACCCTCGCAGTACGAGAGCACGCCATTCTTTCGAACTCTACGCAGCACGCGTGACGAATTCGAGCCACTTCCAGTCCTTATATTTGTCCCCTGTCTGCCGCACGTGGCTGTACCGCTGAAGACTCTGCCAGGTAACATGGCCGGTCACAGCGGCGACGTGAGGTATCGTCCAGCCCATTTCGAACAGACGGGAGGCCGCCTCATGGCGAAGGTCATGGAACGTGAGATCTGTGATGCCGATCAGTTTGCACGCGCGTGAAAAGATCGTTGAAACCGAAGGCGCGTTGTACGGGAAAATGCGATCGCTCACCCGCGGCTGAGCATCAATGATCCGCTGCGCTTCTGGAGTCAGGTCGCAGTAGACATCGTTTGTCACCTTCTTCTCTGGGTCTTTCATATTCCGCACAAGCACGCGGCCGGCCTCCACATCGTTCCAAAGAATCCGGCACGTTTCGCCCTGCCGGCGGCCGCTAAATATCGAAAATACAATAAGCGCGACCATGGGCACGCCGCCTGGCTGGCGCTCCTCCACCGCCCGGAAATACTTCAGTATGTCGTCGAGTTCTTTCATGGTGGGGCGACGCGTTCGCTCATTGGACTTTGCAGTGATGCCCAGCTTTTTGAGAACAACCTTCGCATCCTCGATCTGCTGCTTCACCAACGGGTAGCCCCAAGCGGCCTGGGCGACCTTGAACACTGGTGACAGGTGAGCCACGTAGGTCAGGCGCGTGGCCGGCCCACAGTTCTGCAATGTGTTGGCCCAATCCACCAGGGCGACGCTCGTTACCGCGCTGCATTTCAACTGCCCGATCTCGGCGGCCGCCATGGCCTCAAGAGTACGCCGCTTAGTCTTTCCCATCGGTCCGGCAGACTCGTCCAGATATTTGTTGATCACCGTCGACAGCGACGGATCGGGACCAGCGTTTAGCGCGCCCGGCCGCTGGAGATCCGCCTCGCGAGACGTCATCCATTTCTGCGCTGTCGCCTTCCTCTCAAACGTCTTGGACTCGCTGTGCACCACCTTGCCGGCGCGCTTCAGTCGGATCTGCGCGGTGTACACTACGCCGCTCTTGGTCGTGCGTTGTGTGATAGTTCCCATTGCGGGCTTCCTCGGTGCTTATGGTCTAAAAATTAGCACCGAATTTAGCACCGACAAGAAAAATAAGCACCTGAATCGTGTTTGAACGCTCTGAAACGTCACAGAATCACGACTAAAATATTGGCGGAGATCCTTGTCCAGCAACGAATGCAAGGCTCAAAGCCTTGACTGACGGACATCCATCAAAATGGTAAAGACCGATCCCGAATCGGCTAAACGTGCCTGCTGGCAAAGCATTAGCTGGAACCATAAGCATTTTCTAAGCACTGACGGGTTCTATCCCGTTCAATGCGCGCGCCTCAATCAACGCGACACCATGCTTTATGAACATCGCTAAATACGACTGGTACCGCCTCATGCCCCTCCTGGGAGACTTCCCTGTCGTCCATTAGAGTCCACCGCTAAATACTACCGATGTGCGCTAAGCGCGTTTATCAACTCCCGCGCAAACTCTACCTCCCTCTTAAGACTGGCCGCCGATCCGTCCGGAGGCACCTGGGCCATCGCCGCAGCCACATGCTCCAGCGTCGTGTTGGCGCGGTCCAACGCACTCCACAGCGCTCCTATCTGTTTGCGCAGACCATCCGCAACCATGTCTTCACGTGACCGGACCTCTGCAAGGATCTCCTTCGCATAATTGCCGCGAGGATCATGTTGCAGACGGAAGATCATTTCCGCGTTGAGCGTCAGACCATCGCGCTCGGCTCCGCGCTCTAGATCGGCGTGGATATGCCTCGGCAGGCGCAGCGAGGTCTTGACGATGTCGTTATCGGGTGGCATGGCCGGAATTCTATTGATCTGACCTTATAGCCGCCACAAGACGCTATTTTGGCCTCAATTTGAGGCTATATCTGGCCGCTGTTTGGCGCTTTACGCTTGCATATACCACGCATAATCATTCATCCGAGGCATAGCACTAATAAGAAAGGCGAGAAATGACGGTGGTTAGGCAGGATAGATTCGCGGGTCAGACCGCACGAGAGGGCGACCTGATAAATGATCTGTCGGTCAACAGTTCGCAGCTCCGATCGCTGCTTGTTGTCCTGATGCATGCAGTGCGCAGTGACAACGTACCTCTGGCTCATCTGGAAACTGTGGTTTGGCTGGCTTGCGACTTGGCAGCCGGTATTCAGGAGATGACCGCAGCGTTGGCCGCATGAAGAGTCTCTCGGTCAACAATTTGACTGTAGAATCACGGCCATATCACTTGGCTAATGAAAAACAGTCGCTAGAAGACATTCATTCGGGGGCATCGGTGACCGCCAGCATAAGGCGACGCACGAGACGCCAGATTATGAAAAAAATAGTTGGACCACTCTTGGCCGCGGCAGTCTTCACGACAACGTCACCTGCGCACGCACAGCAGTTGTTCAAGACATTCGCGCTTGACTTCGTGCTGCAGGGAGTCTGCGTCGATTCGCAAGGCAAAGTTCTGTCAGGGCACAGCCCGCTAGAACCAAAAGGCACTTGCCCGACAATCCGAAAGATCGGGGCCGGCGAGGCAATCCCTTACCACAAGCACGACTGGGCAAACGACAACTTGAAGGATCGGCTAGTCGCCGGCCTGCAGCGCACGGACTCGTTTCCAGTCGTCGTCAACGGCATCGAACTGGTCGTCAGTCAGTATGACTTCGGCATTCCGCCAAGGAAGTTCGGTCGCTTCGATCCAGGCGAAGGCGGCCAGATCCTGCACGTGGGCACGGATACCGCCAGCGCGATCATCACCCAGGACAGCAAGGGGCTGAAATTCTTCTACGGACCTAGATGCCATGGGCGACCCACACTGTCGTCGCTTGAAGATAGCTGGCTGCTATTCGACAAGAGCATCCAGGATCATCCGACAGGACACGCGACGGTCAAGATCGCCCAGAGCCTCGACGCCAGCCAGTGCCCTACGCGGCTGGCCACATCGATGACTACCTGGACCATGCACAACGTCCGCTACAGGCTTGACGCCGAGCATCGCCGCACCGCGCCTATCCAAACCATCATCACCGATCACTTTTCCCGAGACCAGATCGACACGTCAGGATCGATGGAGCGAATGTATTTCACGCGCGAGCTCGGGTGGACGCGATGGGAGCGCTGGCAAAATCTCTCAATCTCCAGCCAGAAAAGCGACTCGTACCGCGAGCGCGAGGCTCGGGTCGCCCGGTCTGGCCGTTGCGATCCTCGGGACGGCGCACCATCGGGATCCGGAAACTGGATCATGGTCGACTGCCGCGAGTGGACAAACATTCAACCGCCTGACAACCCCGCCGGCGACGCGCCTACGTTCTGGATCAAGGACGCAGCATCCCACGAACCGCTAAGCAGCATCCTGACGACACAGCAATCGGAGCAACAATGAACATCGAATTTCTACAAAAGGTCTGTGACATCAACGACTGGAGCGACCCGCGCATAGACCAGATCATCCGCGACGAGCTACGCACGACGCCGAACTACAAGCGCAAGCAATGGGAGTTCGCAATGATCTATCTGGCGCTCCAGGCCAAGGGGAAGATTCACGAAAAGAGCCGAGGAGTCGCATTCGGCGCCGGCCGGGAGCGGCTCGTCTACGCGCTGGCCAACCGCGTGGGGAATCTCCTCGCGACCGACCTTTACACGGAAAACTCGACGTGGGTCGGCGCGAGAACCAGCTCACCCAAGGACTGGCTGCTCGAGGCAGCGCCGTTCGAAGTTGATGCGAGCAGACTCGACGCCGCATTCATGGACATGACGGCGATCGAGCATGAGCCGAACTCGATTGACTTCTGCTACTCGTCGTGCGCGTTCGAGCATATCGGGAAGGAAAGGCAGACCTTCGTCGATCATCTGGCCGCGGTGCGAAACATCCTGAAGGACGGCGGCGTGTATGTGCTCACGACCGAGCTCAACTACGGTGCGACGATCGAGACCCCGCACAACTTCTTCTTTTCCATGTCCGACCTGCTCTCGATCGTGTCGGACTCAGGCCTGAGCGCGGAGCCGGTCTTCGACGCTCGGCTTGCCAAAGCGCATCTGAACCGTCCGTCGATCGACCCGAAAGTCTTCGGGCTACCGATGGTGTCGCAACCTGTCGTCACACCACTCCGGCACGGCCGCGTTTTCACATCAGTCATGCTGATCCTGACCAGGCAGTCGACGCAAAATCAGGTCGAGGTCAAGGGTTACGACGAGACACACAACTGGCTAATGAGGCAGTGGGACGAGGTCACGGACGAGCTGTGGAGCGACTGGCGCGCTGTCGCCCCGAATGCGACGATCCCTTCGGTGGTGGGACACGAAGGCATGGCAGCGCCGCAAAAGCGCTCGGACGATCTCGCGTTCCATACCGGCTGGCTGCACTTTGGTGACGGTCAGGTGCAGGTCAATGTGACACTCGGCGGCCCGCAGTTGCCCGGGGAAATCGTGTGTCGCGTCGTCGAGATTCCGGCTAATCACGAAGTGAGCCGGAGGATGCAGGGCGAAGTCAGTATGGCGAAAGGTGACCGTAACCTGCGCTTCACTGCGCGGCGCGACAAGGTCTATGCGATCTTGGGACGTGGCAATGTCGTCGCCGATTCCCATATCACGGTGAGCGCAAAGAAGGAACAAGCGCGAGCCTTATAAAAGTCACTTCATTGCGCGCTCCCGGATGGTGTCGACTGGGCAAGCAGTTCCGTCTTGCGATCGCTGCCGGCCGAACTGCCGAAATAGTAGGCAATGACACCGGTCCATGCCGTCCCAAGCGAGCCAAGCATCAGCATCAACGCGTCATGCGTCGCCTGTGGCAGCGTATAGAACATCATCAGCGCGAGCACGCCGAAGAAACCGAGCGTGACGAAGATAGCGAGGAATGGCGCCGTCAGGCTCTTTGTGCTGATCTGCATGGAGCGCGCGCTGGCGCGATCCTGCACCGCGAGACTCGCGAGCGTCTCTGTATCCTTGAAGCCAGCTTCGGCCATGCGGACAGCGTAGTCCTGATCGGCTTTACGCATCGCTGCGAGCTGTTCGGGCGTAGCACCGCTGATCGCCGCAGCAACGGCATCCTGACGTGAATCCACCGACGCGTCGGGCTGCGGCGTGATGCCGAACACCGACTCGAGCGCTGTGACTGCGCCTCCGGCAAGCGGGCCACCCACCACCGAGGCAATCGTCGGCGCTAGTTTCGCAACGACGCCGAGTGCGTCCGTCCATCCGCTCATGATGTTGCTCCCTTCAGAAGGTTATTGGCGATGCGGTTTGCCCAGCCGTGCCCGAAGGTCGGCCAGGTCGGCAGGTTGCCGAGATACTGGAGGCGATATGCGTCGAAGCGCATGATGATCTTCAGCGGATCAGCGGCGTGCACTGCGGCGACGGTTTGCGCACCGATCACGCCGTCCGCTGTGACGCCGGCCGCCTGCTGGAGCCACTGTGCGGGCCGGCCTCCGTTGTACGCTGCGTCGAAGACCTGAAACCCCACCCGCGCGTCGAACTGGTCGCACTGGTACGGGTCCCAGTAGTTCTTCCTGGCGATCTGTTTCGCGGTGTCGAGCGGCAGGTCTTTCATTGCGCCGGCATAGCCCGCCGCTCGAGCAACGCGGGCTGTTACCCCAAACATGGTCTCCCCTCCCGGGTCGGCGGGATTGTTCGAGTAGCTACCCTCGTTTCCAATCAGCGCGGTAAATGCATCATCAAAGCTGCTCATTCAACACCTCTGCGGCCTTTGTTCCTGATCAGATAGAACGACTGCAGCCCGATGTAGACGAGCGTTGCGGCCGCGACATACCAATTGATGTCGTGGCTCGTGAGCCAGAACCAGTAATTAGCGCCGACTGCTGGCGCCGCCTTTACCGCGCTTGCTGCAAGGTCGTGCATGTGGGATTCCCCGTTTTTAGGTTGTTCTAACTTCATGCGTGCGGCGCAAAAAAACCACCCGAAGGCGGCTTGCATGTGGCTAAGAGGATGGGCTTTCGAGTTTGGAAATGCGCTGCGAAAGTTGCTGCACCGCCTTCACGAGCGGCGCAATAATTTCGTCGGGTCGGATTGCCTGCTGGCTATTCGGGTCGCTTTCATCGCTCAGCACCCAGCCGCCAAAATCGACACCGGCCGCGTCGCACGCAGCTTTCACTTCCTGCGCGATGAAGCCCCAGTGCGTGCGCACTCCAGGGCGCGGTGTAACCACATCCGGACCTGGCACAGCATCTTCAGGTACCGGCTGACCATCTGCGATCGGCGTGCCCTCTGTATCGAGCCACGTCTGCTTGACAGACTGCCCCCCGACCTTCCACTTGTACGAAACGGGCCGCAGCGAGTTGACGAAATCGAGACCGAGTGCGCTGTCGGTGATGTCCGTCTTATCGCGCTGGTCCGACGTCTGAATCGTGCCGTTGGCTGCCCAGATAGTTGACCAGCGTGACCCTGATCCGCCACACGAAAACGCGTTGTCATTGCTCGGCAGCATGTTCGCGCCTGACACGACGCTGCCAGTCCCAGTCGTCGAAAGCTTCAGGCTGACGTTAGCGTCTGATCCCACCGCTTGGAGTGTAGGAGCAGAGCCAGTCGCATTGCCAAATGCCTTAGCGAAGTTGACCGAGCTGGCGAGAGAAGAGGCACCAAAGCCAACGCCGTTACTGGCATTGCCAAGCTTTACCGTTCCGGTGCCGGCTGCATTGAGCGGAAGATCCCCTGCCATCGACTGAATTGCAAACCCTGTCGTCCATGGCGACGACATTCCGCTATTACCGAATACCAGCGAAGTCGGGTCTTTCGCATTGTCGAGGATATCGCCAGTCACGTTCGTGCGGAGTGTATTACCCGTTACCACATAGCCTTGAGCGCCTGCATCGATCTGAACGCCATAGTTCTGGCTTGCAGCCGACACGCCGACCCATGAACCTGCATGGGCACCAATGACCTTCGTTGCGATGGAGTTCGACCCGATTCGGATGCCAGAGATGGTCCCGCTTGCCTGCTGACCATTGGACGACACCTGAAACCCTGCCCCTAAGAAACAGTAGGTGCCATTGATGTAGATGCCTTCGAGAAAGGCGCCGTCCGACTTACCGCCCTTGAACGTGATGAGCGTTGCCGATGAGTCGATATAGATGTTTTGCGCGGTTTTCGAGCCGTGCGCGTAAAGGTCGGTGAAGTGGCACTGCCGAATACCACCCTCCAGCCGGATCGCTTCCTGATTCGGGAAGTCACACTGGAAATCATATGCGGTGATGAAGGACGGAAAATTGCTGGAGCTCCCCGAGTTATTGACTGTCCACAGCCCGCGGTTGAAACTAGTACATGCGACGTGACGCATATCAAGCGTGTTGACGAAGCCGTCCATCAAGATACCGGTCGCGGTGGGTGACGCCGAGACACCGCTCATGACGACATTATCCAAGTCGAGCACGTCAGACTTGTTCGTCGTGCCCCACCACTTAACGCCCCACTGCCCCGTTACGCCGTTTATCCAAACGTCCCGAATCGAGCAGGAGTTGCACCAGTTGATCGAAAAGCCGTTGTACGGACTGGTTGCAACGATATCCGCGAAAAGGAGGCGGTGACTGTTCGTCGTGGCTATGAGATTGCCACCGGTCATGCCGGCAGCACTGAAACCCATGCTCGTGAGCGATGCGCCGCTCGGCGTGCCGGAGCCGCCGTTGAAGCTGAACACATCGAAGTTGCCGACCGGCACGATGACCGAGGAGAAGCGGCCGGCGCCACGAATGCGCGTCGCATCCGAAACGAGGATGGAGCTCGTGACGCCGTAGTAACCGGGCGGAAAGTAGACCTCACCACCCGGGCCCGCAGCCGTGATTGCAGCCGCAATTGCCGCCGATACGTCGACATTACCGAGGCGCAGATAGACGTTATTGATCTGCTCGGCCGTCATGAAGTCCTGAGGCGAGACAATCGCCTCACGCAGCTTGTCCTGCACCGTGCGGGCCTGCGCGCTACCACCGCCCTGCTGGAATCCAACAAGGCTTGACCCGGTGCCGGCCGCAAGGTCCGTTGTGATGCCCGCAATCTGATCGCCAAGCGCGCCGGTGGCATCCGCAATCACCTGATCCCAGATGGTGACGCCGCTCGCATCCCGAACCACCTGGCGATAGGTTCCCGAACCCCAGATGACAGCCTGGCCGCGCGAATCCAGTTGGACCGGGTTCGTGTTGGCAATCGTCAGCGCCTGATCCTGATACGTCGCCTGCGGGTTGGACGTGCCGGGCGCATAGAAGAACACTTGACCGCTGGCCAGCGGCGCGCCGTTCTGGTCGATGAATTGCGTTTTCCCGTTCGGAAGGATCGAACTCATATGGCCTCAAAACAAGAAAGGCCGCACAATGGCGGCCAAGGAATAAAAAAGCCCGCATGGAGCGGGCAAGGGGAACGAGATGAAAGTGCTTAAATGGCTGCTTCAGGTAGCTGCGCTAACCTTGGTGATCGTCACTCAGGCATGGATTCCATTGATGATCTATGCCGCCGTTTGTGACGGTAAAGAAACCGAATGGTTCTGGAACTGGCTTTACGGCATCCTTGAGCCTATCGACCGAGCTTTGAGTTAGAGCGCATCGCCTCGATCAGCTTGTTTGCCTCACCCTGAAGCCGGCCCGAAGCGGCCCGACCCGCGAGTTTGTTGCCAGCCCACGAACCAGCGGTCGAACCTACGCCAGCCGCCGCGCCGCCGCTAACTGCGCCGCCAATTGTTGCGCCAACGGTTGATCCGACCTTCTGCGCGTGCCGCTCGATCAGGCTGCCTTTGCTCAGACGTTGCGATTGAAGCCCGGCCCCCTCATACGAGTGGACGCCAGGCATGATCTGGCCGCCATAGTTCAAGGTATGGAAGCGCGCTACTTCATCCGGCGGGAAGGTTTGCAGAATCTTCTGCCCGACGACCGAGTTGAGCGTCTTGTTCACGCTGTTCTGGTTCCAGACACCTGACTTCCCCGCGCCCTGCTCGTACACTTCCCGCGCGAGCGCGCCCGACATTTCATTCTTTGCCGCCTGAGCCGCCTGCTGCAACTCGCTGGGAATAGCGGGGATGCCATCAGGTGCGCCGCTGATCTGGCCGCGCGAAAGGTCGTCGAACGTGTTGTAGATATGCCGCCACTGATCGATCGGCATGTTGTTCAGCCGGCCGGGAATCTGCTCAACCGCCGCGCCGCTTTTCACGCCGTTGGAATCTGCATCCCCGAAAATCTGCTTGAACCCGCGCGCGCCCATGATGTTCTGCTGCGCCTGGTGGATCGCGTCGCCGAGCTTGTACGCATCCGATCCTGCCGCCGCTGCGATGTCCTGATCGATCGCCCGATTGACCGCGCCGATCGTACGTGCGTTGCCGTCGTTCCAGTCGGCGTTATTCGACTTGCGCACCGCATCCCACGCGGCTACGCTTCCCGGAGACGTCACCTCGCCTGTGATCGGGTCGCGGAAGCCAGTGCTGCGCGCGAGGTCCATCAATCGCGTAATGCCTGACACGACACGTGCATTGCCTCCGCGCTCAGCCTCCGCGATGAATTGCGGATCACTCAGCAGCGCATCGACGTGGCTTGTCTGGATCGGGTTGTCACCCGACTCTTGCCTGGCCTGATCATAAATCTGCTGCTTCGCCTGCTGGAAATACTCAGCAAGCCCCCCGTCGCCGTGCACTGCATCATTGACGACCTGGCCGCGCTGCTCGTTGTTGATCAGATTTGGGTTTGCTCCTGTCGCGTCGATCCGGTCTTGCGCATAGTTCGACAGCGCTTGCTGCTCGCGCGCGATCTGCCCACGCAAGGCAACCTGTTCTGGCGTGTTATCCGAACTGCGCGACAGCGTGTGTTCGCTGCGCAGCATGTCCTCGTTGCCAGTGATAACGCCCGTGCGCACAGCGTCATTGTCGGGCCCGAGGATTTCGTTCGCGATCTGCGCGCGCACTGCCTGCTCATCCGGAGAGACGTCGCCCGCGCTCTTGGCCACCTTGACTTGCGGAAAGGTGCTGCTACCGCCGCGCGCTGCCTCTTCGCCGGTCAGGCCGGCATACGGGTTAAGGTTTGCTTCGGCCGCGCCGACACCGCGCAGTGTTGCGCCTTGTGCCGAGGCGTTCGGCACCACACCTTGAGCCGAATCCGGTTGCGGAACAATATCGCTCACACCTACATACGGCTCTGGAGCGGTCTTCGGAGGCGCAGCGGCCGGCATCGACGGCTCGACTCGCTCGGCCACCGCCGCAGGATTCGCAATCGCAGCTCGCAGCGCGTTCGGAGCGCCCTTCAGAGCGTCGAGCGCGGCAGGCCCAATGAGGTTCGCCGTCACTGTCGGGACCTGGTCGTTGATCGTCGCCATCAGTGCATTCGGCGCGCCCTTTACGAACGTATTGTCGTAGGCGTTGCCGACCGCGGAGAGCGCGGGGCCTACCGGCGAGTTCATCACGGCATTCTTCGCCCCTGTCGCCATATCGCCAAAGCCCGCGAGAGCCTGCTGGCCGCCCTGCGTCTGAGGATGATACGTCAGTGCATCAGTGACCTTGTTTCCGGTCGCCTTGGCGTCGTCGTAGCTGCTGCCCGTTGCCGCCGACGCGAGCCGCGCGATGCCACCGATTGGGGCCGCAAGCGCGCCCGTCGCCATTGTCACGAGCGGCTCGACGGCGCCGCCGAGAATATCGAGCGGCATCGTTTCATGTGGCTGCGCAGCGTCGGGCTTCAGAGCCGGTGCCTTGGGTGCAGTCGTCGGCGTCGCGTCGAACTGGGCCGACAGCGACGACGGCGCGGCAGACGCGGCGGCAGGCTTCGCGGCCACCGGCGCAGCCGGCGTGGCGCCCTTCGTCGGCGTCGTGCCGATCGAGTCGAAATCGTCGGACAGGCTCACTTGATGGCCCCCAGGGATTCGAGAGTGCGGATTTTCGCGCCGAAGGCCTGCTGATCTGCCGGTGACATGCCGGCCTTGAAGGTCGCGCGCTGCTGCGGGCTCATGTTCGCGAATTGCCACACGCGCGGATCGGCAGCCTGATTGAACTGCGTCTGAGCCTGCTGATACCCGGCAACGTTGTTGCTCAGCTTGTACGGCTGCAAAATCTTCTGCTCGGCGAGCGCCATCTGCTGAGAGCCAATGACCTGATCGGCGGCGTCCTTGATCGCCGCGGCCGTCATCGTTCCGTGCGGGTTCGCAGCAGTCGCCAGCGCGCCGGCTGCATCAGTGCCGCCTGCGCCTTGGCGGGAAGTCAGCGACAGGCGAGCCATGTTCTTCTGAAGCAGATCGGTCGCCGTCGAAATGTCGGTTTGGCCTCCCTGCCCGAAGATCGACAGGATGCCGTTGACGGCAGCAAGCTTGTCGCCCTGCTTACCGGTCAGAGCCTTATCCGCATATGCCTTGATGTTTTGAGCGATACCGATATTGGTTTGCGCGTTCGAGGCATCGTTGCTCAGTTGGCTCCAATGCGTATTGACCGTCTGCACGTTGCCATCGTTGGAGCCCTGTACGCCCATCGGCGCACCGGTCGCAACGAAATGCGCGGGTCCGGATGGCGCTGGCGCAGGCTGGGCCGGCGCGGCCTGACCGGGCAGCGGAGCTGACGCGCCCGCGCCTTGCGGACTGGCGCCAGCCGGCAGCGGCGGCGCATTCCACATCTCGCCGCGCGGGACAACGCCGGGCGTGTTGTTCGGCCCCATGACGCTTACCGGGCTCGATGCCGTCGTCGGGTCTAGCGTCTTGTTGATCGTCGTGCCGATGATAGACGGGTTCGTCAGCGGGTTCGTATCCTTGTACTGGATCGAGCCGCCCGTATCGATTTGCGTCGGGGTCGGCGTCATTGCCTTCAGATTTTCGAGCGTGCCCGATACCGAGGCCAAGCCGCGCTGAAGCCATTGCGCGCGCCCTTGCGGGTCTTGCGGAATATCCTGAAGATGGCTCATCACCATGTTCGGGTCGGCGTGGAACTGGTTAATCAGATCGACCCCATTCTGCAAAACCTTCGCCTGAAACTTCGGGTCGTTTGGGTCAAGCGTCGACAGGCGCTGATAAATCATCGTATTCATCTTTTGCGCATTATCGATCTGATCGCTGCTCAGCTTGACAGCGCCGGTTTGGAGCGTCTGCTGCTGCTGCTTCTGCGTGTTGATGCCCTGAATCACTTGCGGCAGGTTATATGCCGCATCAGGGCTCTGGCTCAGGATGCCAACAAGCTTGTTGTTGTCGACCTGCCCCGTCGTCGGGTCGGTAGCCTGCTGGTATGCCGCAGAGGTTGCGCGGTTCGCATTTAGTTGCTGCTGCGCGGCCATGCCGTTGGCGTTGTAGGCTCTGAACTGCGCAACTTGCAACGCCTGCTGCAACGGGTTGATCTGCGGCGCCTGCGCCTGGAGCGGAATTGAAGTATCGAGTGGCATGTTGTCCGCCTATTGTGCGAGGCCGTTGATACCGGCACCGCTAGAATTGGCCCATGGATCAGCGGCAGCGACCTGGGCGTTCGCGCCGCCCGCGTTGTTGTTCAGCAAGCCATAGGTAAGAGCAGAATTGCCGGCGCTGCTCAGCGCGCTCGACAGCGCGTTCGCAGCACCTACCGTGCCGGACGCCTGCGCATTCGCGCCGCTCATCAGCGTGTTACCAATGCTGCTGGCCGCCGCTGCACCTAGCGATCCATTCGTCGCCGCAGCGTTCTGACCGCTATTAACGACGCCGGTCAGCCGGTTGACGTTGTTCGCTGCACTGTTGTAGTTAGTCTGGAACGTGCCCTGCGCTGTGTTGTAGTTCGCGTTGTAGGTATTCAGTGCGCGGTTATAGACGTCGTTGTACGTCGAGTCAGCAAGCCCGGTTGCATAGGTCGATGCGCCCTTCAGTGCCGCGCCGGACGTTCCAAGGCCGCGAGCCGCCGCGCTGTTTTGAACCGATTTCAGGCCCTGATTCAGGGTGAACTGATAACCAGGCGTTGCCTGCGCCTGCGCGGCAGTGGGAGCTGTGAAGGCCCCGTAGCTGAACTGCTGCTGGAGTGGATTGCTTGAGTTTGTGCCGTTATAGCTGTACGTTCCATCGCTGTTCTGCGTGACGTTGTAACCCATCGCTTGCAACAGTGGACTGATCGACGACGAGCCGAGCTGCATGTACGGCTTGAGGTTCGCCTGCGTCTGATTCCACTGGTCATTCTGAAGATGCGCCGCGTCTTCGGCGGCTTGAGCCTGCGTATCGGCTGCGCTTTTAGATGCCTGACCGCTGATTACCGCACCACCGATCGCACCGACTGCCGCTGCTGCAAATCCCCATGGCATGGCGTTACCCCTTAATCAGAACTTGATCGACCTTTTCAGGATCGGTTTCTTCAGTCGCATGCACGCAGAACCAGACGGAATCCGTGATGGCGTCGATCCGATGCACCTTGCCTGCCGGAATAATCAGCGCAGTTGGGCCGATATGCTTCTCCCGATCTCCATCGATGCAAACCATGACCTCTCCTGCCGCGAGAATCGAAATATGGTCGTATTGGTGTTCATGCGTCTCGGCATAATGACCTGCCGGCAGCGTCATCTGTTTGGCGTACTCGCGACCAGAGAAAAAATGTCTGATTTGCAGATCGATCATTTGTACTTGTCCGTTCTGATGCATACGATCAGCGTCACGCGATCGATGCTGCTGTTGTTCTCGACCCAATGGTTTTTGCGGTTGTCGAAGCGCCAGATTTCCCCCTCTTTCGGGTTTAGCGCTTCAGTTTCGCCACCGTGATCGCAGAAGAACTCAGCGCCTAGCGCGCTGCGCAGCGACACATAAAATTTGTCGTAATACTCAACATGCCATCCGCAATCGACGTGCGGCGCGATTCCGCCCCCGGGAGGTATCCGGGTGATCAGGACGCCACCAAGCATTTCACCTTCGACGCGCGTCATGAGGTCGAAGATGATTGAACGCATTTGCGGCAGCTCATGCCATGCCGGATACCAGACTGGCACGTGCTCGGCGTTGAACGACTCGCGATCCTTGTATCGGGCCTTGTCGTTGTAACGTACCCAAATGTCTGACATGCGCGAGTGTGGCGTTCCATCCGACTCTTTGCGCTCTTTGTGTGCGTCCCATAGATCGGGCCGCGCGTCGATGGCCGTCATTAGCGGAGCAATGTCGACGCCCTCGGCGATCCTCAGGAAATTCCTCATTGCTGCACGTTCTCCGCGCCCGAGACGGTCAGCGTGACACCGAGGCCTGATGCGTAAAGCTGCTGGCCCGCTTGCAGTTTGTGCCCGATCACCTGCGGAACCTGCACCGATGCGCCAGCCGGAACGTTCGTCGACCAAACGGTTGTCGCATCAGCAGCAGCGCCAGCGGCCGGCACGATATACAGCTTGAGCGTCACGACGCCCGCTGTCGGGTTCCATACGCTCGCCTGATGGATGGCGGTAGCCGTACCATTCGGCGCCGTATAGACGGCCGCAGCCGAGGCTGAGAGAACGCCCTGACAGAGTTGTTTCCACGTAATCATTGATTGCCTCAGTAGTAAGCGATCTTGCGGGCTGTGCCGCCGATGGTGATGCTCGCGTACCCGGCTGGAGTAGCCGGTAAAGCGCCCGCAGCACCGGCAGCCGGAGCTGTGGTCGTCGTTGCGGGGGAGACGGACAAGCCGCCATTGACCTGAAGCTTGTTGCCGCTTCCATCGTCTGTTGCCGTCGCAATCAGTAACGCACCTGCATTGGTAATACGCATCCGCTCGCTCGATGTAACAGAGCCGGATGGCGTCGTGCCGAACGTCATGTGAGCGGGGCAAGACGTCGAACTGACTGCGCCATCAGTCACGATGCTGATATTGCCGCCGTCGCGGTAACTTCCGCCGTCGTAGCCGCGGCCGATGATCGTAAATAGCGTTGTGACGCCCGTCAGCGCTGTTGGCGCCGCTTCCGTTCCGTTCGCGCTGCGCAGCACCATCGCACCGGACGAGCCGAACCGCTGCCCTGTCAGCAAGCCTGTGCATGTGATTGCCTGTGCGCCGGTCGTTTGCCCGATTGATGCGCCGTCTATTGCGCCGCCAGTGATAGCTACAGTGCTCGCGTTCTGCGTGGCCATCGTGCCAAACCCGGTCATCTGCGATGCGTCGGTCACGCATGTATCGCCTGCCGAAACCAATATTTCGAGGTCTTGCAGCAATGCAGGCTGCGGCGAGGCGAGCTCATCAAGCTTCGCCTCCATATCCGTGATGCGCTGCCGCAGCGCGTCGTCTGCCCGGTAGTGTTCAAGTTGGCCTTCGAGTTCTGCCACGCGCTGCGACAGGTGCGTGATGCTCGCGCTGTCGCCCGCTTCGCCGCGCTCGTCAGGCTGGCGTGCAGCCGCGGCCATCGCTTGGGCTGCAATTGCCTCGACGGCATGGATCATGCCGAATACCACCGTCGTATCCAGCGCCGGGACGCCTTGCATGTCCTCGGCCTGAAGGTCCGCGATATTGGCATTTGCCGCTTCGACTGCGGATTGAAGCGCCGAAAGGTCAGTCCCGGCCGTGCCGCCCGACCGCGTGAAAAGAGTCAGGAAGAACATACGCCATTGCGGCGCTAGATTGCCTGACGGATCAAGCGGATTGCCAGAAGGGAAATTTGCGCCTATATCGCTCATGTGCGCGCCCTCGATGCGTCAACCCATGCGCCATTCAGCGCCGTTTTTACGGGAGCCGACCACGACAGTTCGAACACGCGGTCTCGCGCGTAGCCCAGGCGCTGCCACTGGATCGACGTCAGGAACTCGCCCACCTTACCGAGCGAAGATGTGACGGAGTTGCCCCACGACCGGCCCCGATCATCGGACCATCGCAGTCGGATTTCAGGCGCAGCGGTGTCGACCGGAAGACCATTGCCGACTTCCATATCTGCGATGAACTGGCGGAACATCACGCGGTTTCCGTCGGCGCCCCCAATATGGGGAAAGCTGCGGATACAGAGAATCGGATTACCGTCGTCCGTATAGGCGCTAGGGTCCAGCGCATAGACTGCGCCCGTCTCGTAGTCGCCGACCAGATTCCGGCCACCGTTCGACGAATGGCAGTTCGCGCGATGTCGGCTGAACGTGCCATCTGCCTCGAGATAGCCGCGCTCCGCCCATTGCCCGGTCGCCGTGTCGAAGCACCAGGTCTTGTTCGCGGTCGGGAAGGACAGCACATAAAACGCGTGGCCGCCTTGCAGGTATGAAAAGCCGACCGCGTCGTCGATGCGGCTGTATGTCGAAAACTCCTGCTCGATCGCATGCGTCGAGATACGCTCGGCGGAATAGTTCTTGCCGGCGAACACGATGCCCTGCCCTTGCAGGTCTTTCGACAGCCAGAACAGCGCAAGATCGATCTTGGCGACTGAATGCTTCGCCCCGCAACCGTGCTCGATGAATACGCCGGGCATACGCCCGAACGTGAAGTCCGACGCGCCGGTGTTGTACCAGACCTCGGTAGTGAGCTCGCCAAACAGCCAGATTTCTCGATGCATCACGGCGTGCGTGACAAGGTTGTCGGAGTAGGTCGATTTCGACGCAATGTCCAGCGAGTCAAACTTGATGTCGTTGAACAGGGAGATATAGAACTGCTGCGTCGCTGGCTTGTTGAAGATGAAATAGCCGTCGACATAGTCCACTTTGTCGGCGCCATAGAACGCCGGGTCGGTGCATTGCGTCATGCTGTTGTCGGAAAGCGAGATTGTGTAGCCGCTCGACGAACCATCGACAACGAAAGCATCCGTACCATTATCGACAATCGAGACAGGACCGGTCGTCGTCGGCAAGGTGCCGATCTGCGTATAGCTCGATCCGTTGACGGCATACACGACGCCACCCACCACGTCATAGCGATTGCCATTCGACGCGGTATAGATAGCCCTGCATTCGCCGGAAGCAGGCGGCGTCGAGACAGGCGTCAGCCCCGGCGTCGGGTAATACGTGAACGGCGCCGGCGCGTCCTGCGGGTTTGCCTCCGCATACAGATTCACGGAGCGTTGTGCCTCAGCGATCACGCTGCGCGTCTGATACGCGCCGGTAGTGAGCGGGACTCGCATCAGTTGCTCGAGTTGTCGCTGTAGATGTTGTAGCGCGACTTCGTCATCAGGCCGCTCGGCATCGTCAATTGCGGAATCTGGTTGTTCATGCGCTTGATCACGCGCTTTGCATTCATCGCGAGGCGCACCAGCGAGGGCGTCGGCTCAAGCTGATAGGACGGGCACAGATAGATCCCGAGGTTGTAGCGGATTGCGGTCATGTACGGCGGCGGCAGATTGACCGAAGTCGCGGCCGTAGCCAGTTGCGGCAACGTGTCCATCGTCACGATATGCAGCTCGTAGCTGCTGTTCGGCACCGGATACAGGAACAGATTGCCGAGCGGGAACGCCGAGTCGTAAAAAGCCCATTCCGGGAAGGAATTCAGCGTCTTGAGCGAGATCCGCGCGTAGTCCTCGCGCGCGTCGATCATGCTGATGCGGTAATCGACTGCACTGCCCGCACCACTGCTCGCAAGCCGCGCGTATGCCGCATTGATCTTGATCGGGCGTGCGATATTGAAGTCACCGCCGAGGCCAACCGTGTACGAAACCGACCCGTTCGCCTGGTGCGCAGTGTCGATCAGGTGGAAGACGCTCAGACGCTCGGCGGCCCACTGGCCGAGCATCATATTGCGCGTCGCCAGCGCGTCGGCCGTGTCCTCAGCAGAGACGGACTGACCGATGCCGAGCGCGCCGATATCCTTCAGCGCCAGCGTGATCAGGTCGGTTCCGGTTGTCATGCAGTCTCCAGCGCCGTACG